TAGTTTTTCTAAAGAAGTCGGCCACCTCTCTTTGTGCAAAATTAGTTAATGTTAAAAGAGCCGATGCAATTTGTTTTGGAAAAATCTCTTCCTTTTCTTTTTTTATTTTAGTAGGTAATGAAGCTTGAGCAGTTTCAAAAAATTTACTATAGGCTTCTTGGTTGGCAATATAAAAAGTAACATCATTATCAATTATTGAAACTGGTGCATCCTTAACCTCTTTTAGTATTGGATCAATATTTGCTGGATCAACAGTTAGACCTCTTTCTTCTGGTGTATACAGATACTTGATTGGATTAGCCAATTTTTTATAGAGTCCAATGTATCCATTATCTCCAAAATTATAAAGAGCACCCGGAACAGATTCGTAATCAGTTTCAGTAAATATGCCAGTTCTAAAAACTGCGGAAACACAATAAGAGCCAAGTGTATTACTAAATGGCAAACTTGATAGACTTGAGTTATTACGAATATTTACAACTCTCTTAACCTCTTCAGTTGAATCATCATCTTTAATATCTTGGTAAGTAATCTCAGTAGAGTCTAAATTTATTAATCTAATTCCAAAGCCAACGGTCTTTGCTGGAATTACGATGCCTCCATTTGGTACAACCCTTTCTGTATCTAAAAAGATTGGCATAAGTTGACCACTTATTTTAGAGGTAGCCTCTTTTAATAGAGCAGTGGTCTGGGTAGCTAAAGGTAATGAAGGTAGATCCTTAATATTTTGGGTTAATGAGTTAGTTGCGCCTTTTTTTGCTTGAGCTTGAGAATTAGATGCAGCAATTCTAGCCTTTCGAGTACTAAAGTAATCCTGAAAATAGCTAAGCTCGAGTATTAGTTTAAAATAATAAGTACCAATAATGTCAGATAGGACAGATGAATTAACTGACGGTATTGTATTAAACCTGAAATCAGAAAGCTGGACTATTGTACTAAATGCAATTAATTGGTCGTCTGCTGTTTTTTTAGATTTAAAAAAAGAATTGTATATTGATTTTTCTAATTGAGTAAGTCTAATGACTTCATCAGTCCAATAGAGATATTCTGAGGTTAGTGGTTCAATTTTGGTAATTGTTGCAGTAAAAAAATCTACCCTGGCTTTATAATAATTAGAAATTAGTTTATAGTGATCTAGTACTTCTTCTAGCTTACCCTTAACTGTTCCTACTTCAATAACTGTTCCCTGTTTCTTAAGTTGAGCCTTTACAATCTTCTTAACTTCTTCAATTCCGTCATTTACACAAGAAGAAGTTTCCGGAACTTCAACCTTTGCCTCAAATGCAGGAGGAGCAATTGGCTCAGGTAAACAGGCTTTAACATTGGCTAAATCGGCTTCAGTAAATACCGGAGACGCGACTTTTCCACATTTAACATCATTTAATAGTTCCTTAAAGGACTGATTCACGTATTGCTAATCTTTATTTTATCTATTAACCTTGTAAAATAGAACAGCGCCTGCGAGTATTACTCAACAAGCGCTTGCTCTCCGATGGCTAATCTGAATTTATTGAACTTGAGGGTTCACTTGAGGTTGTGGTTTTTGTACCATTAAGCAGTCAGTTGTGATCAATAGACTTGCAATTGACACTGCGTTTTCTAAAGCAGTACGAGTAACTTTAACTGGGTCGATAATTCCGGCATCAATCATGTCAACGTATTCTTCAGTTTTTGCATTATAACCGGCGGCGCCTTCGTTAATTTTTCCTAACACAACATCTGGGTTAATTCCTGCATTGTCTAGGATAGTTCTAAATGGCTGGTGACATGCTTTTTGAAGTAATTCAACTCCTAATTGAATGTCTCTATTTGGCGAGTCATATTTAAAGGAGCCGGCAGCTTTAACTAGTGCAATTCCTCCACCTACTACGATTCCTTCAGCAACTGCTGCTCGTGTTGCGCCTAACGCATCGTCGATACGGTCAGCTTTTTCATGAGCTTCAATTTCAGAGGTAGCTCCAATCTTAATAATTGCAACGCCACCCTCAAATTTAGAAAGTCTTTCCTTTAGTATGAGTTTAATTGACTCATTCTCGCAGGCTTCAATTTGATTTTTTAAATCACCAGTTAATTCTGCGATTGACTCAGTACTACCAAATCCACCAATAAGTGTAGTTGAGTCTCCGGTAATTGTTACTTTATCGCATCCTCCAATACAATTTGCAGCAACTGATTCCTTAAGGGTGATACCATCCATTTCTGAAATAAGTGTACCTCCTACTAGGGTTGCAATATCCTGCATTTTAGCACGGCGGTTTTCTCCAAATCCTGGAGCTCTAACTGCCGCTACTCTAAGAGTACCTTGAAGTTTGTTAACTAATAACGTATTTAGGGCCTCACCATCTACACTATCACTAATAATTAATAATGGACGGCGCTGTTTATTAGAATACTCTAAATACTGCAACACGTCTTGTAGATTTGAGATCTTTCCATCATACAATAGAATAATTGGTTTCTCGAACTCAACTGTGTTCTTTTCTTGGTTAGTAATGAAATATGGAGATAAGTATCCGTTTCCGAATTGCATACCTTCAACTATTTCAACGAACGTTTCACCAGTTTTACTCTCGCCAGCAGTAATGATTCCATCAAAACCTACGTGTTCCATTGCATCTGCAATAATTGCACCGATTTCTTCATCATTATTCGCTGAGATTGTTGCAACTTGGCGAATTTTATCAAAGTTTTCAACTTTTTGTGACTGTTCTTTTAGGTTATCGATAATAAATTTCATACCTATTTCGATTCCTTTTTTCAAGTCCATTGGGTGAGAACCTGTTTCAACTAGGCGGTTACCTTCTGTGAAAATTGCATGTGCTAATACAGTTGCAGTAGTTGTACCGTCGCCGGCTTCCATTGCAACTTTATTTGCAACTTGCTTTACCATTTGGGCACCTACATTTTCCATGTAATTTTCCAAATGAACTTCACGAGCTACAGTAACTCCATCCTTGGTGATTGCAACGCTATTATCACGAGCAATAACCACATTACGGCCACGCGGACCTAATGTAACTTTAACTGCATCAGTCAAAGCGTTGATACCTCTCGCTAGCTCTTGGCGAGCTTCAGCTTTAAATTTTGTTTGCTTCACTTATTGTGGGTTATTTTACTTTATTATTATATCAGTTTTTTCGATTTGGTTTAGGTTAGAAAGACGTAAAGCTATCTGAATTAGCGTAATAACGTCCTTTTGACAATATTCTGTGATTCTGTCAATATTACCAGCCCAAAAATTATCGTGAACTTGATCGCCCTTAATATCATCTTTTGGAGAATCAATTCCTAACACAGTGGCTAATAGATCAAGCGAGGTAAATCCTTCTTGCCATGCGCCAAACGACCAAAGCTCAGAAGTATCAGTTAATGAAGTTTCCCAAGGTTTCTTGTCCCAAATTTGAAGTGGGGCAGCTGGTTCTATTCCGTGAATAAATGCTCTTTTACAAAGAAACGGGACATCGAATCTTTTAATATTATGACCTACTAGTTTAATACCATTTTTAGTTAGACCATTCATTAGTTTGAATGACTTATTTAAAATGTCAACCTCGTCATCTCCGGAATAGGAAATAATTTGGGCAGTTGGCACGTTATCAATAAATTTGATTTTGCCAAAAGAAACGCAGACAACTCTGCCGAATTCTGCATGCAAAGCTGACTTCATTTGATAAAGTTCGTCATCTGACTTATCTTTATTGTCTGGATACTTTGAGCCTAACTGGGTTCTAAGAATTTCTGAACGAGAAGCCCATAGTTCTTGCATTTTTTCTGAAAGCCCAGCTGAATGAGCTACTGATCCGGCTGTTTCTATATCAAAAAACAGTAATTTTTCTAAAGAATGTGGTGTAAACATGATTTTGGTTTTACGAGTAACTATAATGTACTAAAAAAGAAGAAGATTAGTAGAAGGACTTAAGTCTTAAGTACTAGGTACCTTAATTCTTTATTTTAATTAAATAAGTAGACTAAGTCTCTAAGTATCTAGGCTCTATACCCTCCCAACACCCTTATTCTACAGTACTTATTTAAAAGGTTTCAAAGAACTTAATCTTTTTTCTCAGTAGAATACCTAAAATCACAGAAATGAATCTTGGTAGTAATTGGTATAGACTTTTCAATACAGTTTCCAGCTGTATGCATCTGCACAGACTTTAACAGCTTCCGCTGGGTAGCCTGCGTTAATACTAATACAACTAAAGCCCATCGAAAACTGATGGAAGATATTCAACTTGAGTATCCAGGCTTAGAATTCATATTTCTTCCCCCAAAGAACTTTAAGTACGACACCTATTCTGGAGTGGAAAGGGCTAAATTAGCCAACTATTCACTACTGGTCGATATGTTAATTGCTCGGGTCAAGGAGATTATTGCTGGCGAACCTAATCGAATAATTTCAATTGAAGGTATTGCGTATGGTGCCCAAGGTAATGCTTTAATTGATATTGCCCAATCTACTGGTATGCTTAGAAAGAAAGTTTTGGATGATTTGCTTGGTGGAAACCAGGAAAGTCTATTCATATTTTCACCTGGGGAGCTTAAAAATGCAATTGGTGCAAAAGGTAATGCTGGAAAGTTTGATGTTTACCAACAATTTGTAAAGACCCCAATGCTCGCAGCCGATAGCGAATTAACTAAAGCTATAAATAAATACGAGGACCAAATAGTTAAGGATCAAAACATTAAGTCCCCATTTATGGACATGATTGACTCTTATCTAGCTGTCCTAAAAATTTACGAATCACTAAAAGAATCCTAATTAATGTCAAAAGCTAGAGAAAGTAAGTACTACATAAATAACCGTGATTTCACAAATGAAATAATTAGGTGTAAGCACGGGCTGCTAAACGAAGAAACTGGCTATCAACACACAGCTGGTGAACTTTCTCCAGCAGCAATAAATTATTTTATTATATTATCAAATCGTGCAATCTTAAAGTTAAGATTCAGTAATCCTCTAGACAAGGAGGACTGTATTCAATCTGCCCTGCTTGATCTACTTAGGTACTGGCGCAATTTTAATGAGGAGAAATCCAATAATGCCTTTGCATATTTCACCCAAATCGCAAAGAACGGGTATGCCAAGGAATACAAGAAGATCTACAAGCACATAGGCAAGGGTGAAAAGGTTGAATTCGTGTCGTTGAGCCATTCCGGTGAGAGCGAGATCTTTACGATATGAACATTTTTGTACCTGCTTATACCTAGAGTATTTGGGTCTAATCTAAGTAACCGGTCTAATAAATAAAGGTAAAGAGCTAGGCTCACTATGGACATTAACAATCTCGTATTTTTTGATAAGAACGGTGAATCGTATAACTTCTCCCAAAACTCCGATGGGGTTTGGGAAGGTGCTGATTATTTTTTACCCATATCAACTGCCCTATACGATGTATCAAACATCTTTATTTTAGAAAGTACAGTTGGAGGTTATAGATTTCCAACTCTTTCCCCAGGTTCAAAGTTAACCTTTAAGTGGAAGACTGCTCAATCAGCTGACAATTTTTTCCTATTTACAGTAGCTAAAGAGGATCCTCATACTGATTCAACTACCTACATGACTAGGGAAACGATTCTTGAGGTTAACTATGCCGATATTGATCCAGGTGGGTCGTTTGATCTTGACCTAACGTATCCTCTTCAAATAAATGTTGGTTTTTCTCCAACCGAGGAAATCAAATACGACCGAATACTTGAAGTTTATTACGATGATACCGTTGATGTAACTAAAGTTGCCTCAATTTACTTTTATGGAGAAGGTGAGTCAGAAGACGAACGATTTAGAATATGGTTAGCTAACTTTGGTATTAAATTCAATAGAGAAGATGCCCTATTACTTAAAAACTATGATCTTAAAGAAGGTCTTCCTGATTGGAAACAAATTAATCAGGCTCGTAAAGAGATCCTAGTTAACCGTGATCAAATTTATCCTTATGTAGGTACATATAAAGGCTTAATTAATATAATTGACATTTTGGGATACCGAGATGTTCTAAGAGTCAAGGAATATTGGAGAGACTCTGATTCTAAGTCAGCATATTATCAAAAATTTGCAATGGTTGATGTTACTGACTTAATGACCGCTGGTTCAATTGATCAAATTAACCTAGTTGACCTAAACGGCCAAATTAAAAAGGGCGGAAAGTTCAAGAAGACTGAGTTTTTAGCACTATCTTACGAATTCTCAAAAGCTAGTGATACGTATGATGACGATGGCGTTCCAATTGTTGAATTTACAACTGAATTTGAAGTTGATGAAATTTTCTATAAACTAAACCGACTTGCTACCAAATTAAAGACTGAAATTTTACCAGTAAATGTCGTAATCAAGGACATTATTGGAGAATTCATCTATTTTAATAAATTCAATCTTAGAAGCTGGTCAGACGTAACCTATATTAATTCATTAGAAATTAATGATGACTATAATTTAGTATTAAACTATCCATCAACAAAGTCTCAATTACTATTAATCCGAGATATTAAGACCTTATACCATAAGACTAACAATACCTCAGCATTTCCTGAAGTAAGTTTTAATACCTCAAACGTTGATCCTTATCAGTTTAACCAAAAGTACACAATTAGCGAAATACCTGCACTATTAACTGCAGTATATGATTATTATACTAACTTAAAGAGTTACGAATTTGAATATCATGGTCAATCAAATCCAATGATTACTGGAGATGACTTTGATGGAAAGGTTGGTTGCCCTATTTCAATAGAAGCGTACATACCGGACTTTACATTAGGCCAGTTAGACGGTTCAAAGTTCAAGGATTTTCTTGGAACTCATTTTACCATAGGCAATATCAGATACAGAAATGCCTATGAGATTGAATGGAGTATTATTGGCCCTCAAGGTTATAACTTTAGTTGGAGAGGTCAACTTGAAGATCTAGTTAAATTGCCTCACGTTTTACCTCACACCGGTTATTACAAAATTCTTTCAACCGTTTACGATTTACAAGGAGGCCAAAGCGTAAGTCACTTAAATTTAACTGTCCAGGACGAAGAGCCTATTATTGAAGTTTTTGCTAAACTACAAGACAAAAATTCTTATAGATTTAAAGACTTAACTAATTTAACAATTGGTGACTTTGACCAAAGCCCTATTTACTTGCCTTATGCAAATGCAGTTCAAACCAGTGAATCCGGTTCTCAATTAACTACCCATTATCTTGATTGGAATACTTACTCTAATAACTTTGGAGTAGGCAGCCCGCAGAATCAAGCTCAAATATACACCGATGGTATTGGGTTCGAACCAATATCAACTTCGCTAAACTCAGCAAAAGTTCAGTGGGGTACAGGTTCTCATGTATTTGGCCAACCTTCTTTTGGAGATTATGAAAATGCAACAATTGCTAATCTATCTCTAAACAGAATGATTGATCTTTCTTATGTACCAGATAGAATTAATGGATTTATCATACCTCTGTCTAGCATGTCAATCTTAACTTTAATTAATTTTGGGGATTGGAATCCAAACTGTGATTACCCAATTTCTACATATTCAGATATTGATGATCTTGTATCTCAATTAAATACTTCATCTAATTCCCATGTTCAGGAATATCGTTACGTTGCGGTCGGTTTAGATATTCATGCACACGCGCAAAGACAAGATAAAGTATTAAACCGTATTTTACAACTAACTGACGATACTGGTCAAACTTTTAGAATTTATACTTTTTGTTATCCACATGGAGTTTACTCTCCAGGACTAGTTACTACCTTAAATTCTCAACTACTTCAAATCGAAAGAAGACTTGACGATGATTTACTTTTCTTGGATGCTCCGTTTGATGATATTTTAATTAAGACTGGTGAAACCGCTGTTTCGAATACAACAATTATTATGCCAACTTCATATCCTACGGTAATTGTATTTGAGTTAAGCCAAGCAATTGAATTTGACTTAACTTCTCCAGTTATTGCTAGAAGCATAGATGATCCAACTGAGGAAATGATTGGGTATTGCACTCAACCTACGCCAACCACCTTATCTATGACAGTTGACTCAAGCACATCAGGCTCAACATTTAGTAAATGGTCATTTAAGTATTCTCTAGTAAATGGAAACCCGTATGAGACGTATGCCGCTGCCTCCGATATTAATTACTGGATCAATAAGAAATTTATTGAATTTATAGATACGGACACTACACCAGACTTTGAACTATCTGGATACATTGCCTCAAACTACGACCAGAACAGCTTTAACTTAGCTAATTTAAAATACGGTCTTGATGGAGTTACTCTACCCCTGCACCAGCCAGTAGTGGCTGCAATTTCAAATATTGATTCTAAAAAGGAGTGTATTTGGACCCTAACCTTAAACACTGAAACGGTAGTTAAGATCAAGTCTAACTCTTTCTTTATTTGGAGATTTGCTTACCCTGGAGACTATTTACTAACTGTTCAAGTAACTGATGTTAATAATAACGTATATGAATTAACCAAAGGTTTCAATGCAGTTGATGCACTGGACCAAAAAGATTACATAAATCACATAGAAAATACTCTAAACCGTAGGAACGCCTCAATGTAAGGTTCCCTTGGGTTTGCTTAATAAATAAAAAAGACAAAAAATTCTTAAAAAATGGCATTTACTAACGTATCCCTAAACACTCAAACTTTACTTGAGACAACTTTCATCTCCGACATGCGATTAATTCTTAACGCAAATGTTGCAGTAGTGAAAGGTAAACTTGAGGATGTTATCAATACTCTTGAGATTGACTTGGTTAACAAGTACATCGGGGTAGACAACTACGTCAATCAAGTTAAAACAAACAATGTTATTCTAGGTAATGGAATAACCTTCATGGACTCAACCAATGTTATTGGTACTCTTACCAAAAACACAGGCAAGTCAATTCTATCAATCGATAAGTTGATTATCCAAGCAGGCGGATCAATCGACATGACTGGTGCTGCCAACACAATGGCAATCGCTAGACTTGGTGTAGGTATTGCTCTTGCTGATATTACTGAGGACGGCTTCTTTGTAGGAAAGACTGGAACACCAGTTCTTTCTAAATTCTATGGCGAAGCTAAATTCCCATACGAAGCAATTACTCAAAGTACTGAAGGCCCAGGAGAATCTGGTTCAGGTACAAATACTGAACTTACTACAACTGCCTCAGCTGGTTCAACTTATTATTACGCAAACTTGGTCTTAGGTAAAGCCAGCAAACAGTTCATTTACTTGACTATTAAAGCTGGAGATACTTCACCTGATTCAAGTAAACCAATCTATATTTTCTTAAATGAGGATATTTCTAACTCAGCTGCAAACCGTTCAAATAACGGACAGACCTTTACTATTGTTATTAAAGAATATCAAACTAGTGCAAGTGTTACAGTTGCTCCAGCTGATTGGGGAAAGATCTACATAATGCCAGGTTATCAAGCAAATTCAAACCAAACTAAAATTGCGATTAATGGAGATCCTATCGTTTCTGCAAGTACTGTAGCAAACGCTATCACTGAATTAACAGCAGCTCCTACTAGTGAAAGACAATACATTCAAATGTATAATGGTAATATCCAATCTCCTCTAGGTTCTAGTGATTTAGGCGGTGTTGCCCATAGACAATTTGGAGCATCAGTTAGCTTAACAAGATTCGGAGCTATCACAAGTGGTGCTCGTTACGTAGTAACTGGATCACATAATATCAGAATCGTAAACTAATTTAATCAAACACTATGGCAGTTGCACCTTTAATAAAACCAATACAAACTCAAAAAGGAATGTTCTATTCCTTTCAGAGCGCGATTGAAGACTTAAGCTTAACCTTTAACAATAATACAAATAAATTTAGGTTTTCAAAGTTTGCGTTATTAAGAATCCCTGAAATCGGAATTCCTTCCACTATGGAAAAGGATAATAAGATGCAGTTTTTAGCGCAAGGTGAAACTCCAATTCTAAATCCTCTACCGGTAGACCAAAATATTAATCTAGCTCAAAGTTTTCAGAACTACGCTCTAAACTTTGAAAGTTTATTAATTTCGCAGTCTTCATATAATAGAGAGAAAAAATTAAACGTTTCAGAGAGAATTTTCTGGAAATGGTTAAAAGAATTAGGAGCAGTAAGATGGAGAGACGCGGATACTGCTGAAGTTATCCAAACTCTACCAGTAGGAGAAAAACGTTGGGCTGAAGACTGGTATGATCCAAGTCAAACCACATACGACCGAGTAGTTAAGTATATTGGTGAAATTGATGTTGTGAATTCAGTTCGTAGCAAAGATAACTCATACAGCGAACTTTACATACACGTTCCAACTAATGTTGGTACATCTCCAACTGTTCTATTTAATTCTAAGCCGGACGAAAACTACGGACCTGGGATGGTGATAGTAAATACTCCAGGCGATCCACTTGACGCTGAATACCTAAATGGTAGACACTACAATGACCTACATCCATTAGATGCATTAGGCATGAGCTTACGTGCATTTTACGACCTTGATGCAAACCTTGCAACTTCATACATTTCTGATGTTTTATCAGTTACTCCAAGTGCTACCGGTTTCTGGTGGGGAGCATCATCTGTTAATAATTCATACTATACTGACCAAGCCGACTATTTTGGAACACCATACGGAGTTACCGTATCTAATCCAAAGAAACAACGTATTGCAAAAGAATACACAGACGGTTTCGGAACCCGTACCGTTGAATTTATCAGATCTACCCATGATGGTATGGTAATTGATTTTAACCTAAGTGATTATTTAATTGCTTCACAAGATCCAACTATCAAATCATTTGCTCAGTTAAACGATAATGTAGGTAATGAAGATTTTGAATTCAATGCAATTCTAGTTTACTATGATGTATATGATCCAGCAGTAAACGCCGTTGCTGGAATTGAACCAGTTAGCGTAACTAATCTATATGGCGTTTACTTCTTAAATCAAGTAGTACAAAGTGGAAGTGAGTTCATTATTCCAATGATCACTAAAAACAAGCCAGACACAATTAATAAAACAAATGGTAATTCATTTGCTTTTAAAGTAAACTTAAAATTCGATACATCGATTGAGGACGTTGCAGTTGAGAAATCAATAAATGATTACAATACCTTCTCATTAAACTTATTTACTGATGTATTAACTCAAATCCGATTGTTACAAACAAAATTCAATGATAAACTTCTTGAACTTCAACAATTAGGTGATGATGTTAATGCAGCAAAGGATGCAATGTTAAATTCAACTGCTCTCTCTAGCATAGCTAATAGAATTGCAGCACTTGAAATAACAGTTGCTGCCTCAACCTCAGCTTTTGCAGAAGCAACTGCACTGATGGACCTAATTGATTCATTAAATACAAAAGTTGATAACTTATTAATGAATAAAACCGCAATTGCCTTAACTTACCAAACTGACCTATTTAAAGAAGGTTACGGTATTAGTTTAGATAAGACCGTTGCTAATGAATTAAAAATCAAATCTAATGTTCAAGCTTTCTCAACAATAAGCGAAGTTGATTTCAGTGTAAATACAGCTGGAGCCAAAACAGTTTCGTTAGGAGAAGGAGGAACCCAAGTTCGTCATTTAAAACTAAATAGTTCAAGTAGCCCAATACCGTTTAACCTAACTAGGGATATTACTATTTATGTAGATGACTCAGTTAACTCATGGAAAAGTGGTCAAGCCCTAAAAGTAGTGTTTGATTCTCCAGTTGTTCCAGGAGCATACTCAATAACAATAAAAACCGACTCACAGAATATAACAAATGCAGCTTTTGCAAACAGCGTAATACTCGCTAAGCTAACGGCCGCAGATTTTCCTACTAATTATGGAAGAACTGCAAAACCTATAGTTGATATTGTTTGCAAAAACTCTAAAACTTTAACGTTCGTTGTCGATAAAATAATAAGATAAACTAAATGGCAGACACTTCATCACTATCGGATTACTTAGCAGAATTAGGCGTCGATGTGAATAATATGCAGGAGTTCTTACTAAAACTTTCAGTATCGTTATCCGCAAAATCAGACACCGTTAAAGTTACTCAAACTTTACAAGATGGTTCAACTAAGGACTTCCAAATCCCGTCATTTGGATACCTCACTACTCAAGTTCAAAACCTTGATCAAAAGTTTACTGATCTTCTTAGCGGCAATGCAAATCAACTTGGAATAAAGGACGCAAGCGGTACCTTAAAAACATTTGAACTAAAAGATATTTCAACAGTTATTGCTGATTTGGAAAATGTTAGCTCCACTGGAGTTGCCGTGCCTGATAGCTTTAACTATAAGACAAACTGGTTTTTTGAATCATTCTTAAATCCATTATTGTACATAAATATCGATACTTCAACCATTACTACTGACACCGATATTAACCGATTTGAAGTTAGAAGACTAATTATTACTTCAGCTACTCAAACTGAATTAGATTACTTTGATTCAACATATAAAGGTAAAAACAATCTTGCCTATTCAACGGTTACTGCTGATCTAGCAAATAGAGCAATTGACTATTTCGAAGATGGTTCAGAATTAACTTTATCACCAGCTAAAAATACAGTTAGAGGTAGTTTTGATATTTTAGACGTTTTGGAAAGTTCTTCAACTGTAATTGTTGAAGGTCAAACCCTAACTGAGGCTATTCGTAAATATAAATTAAACACATTAAAGTATTCAGGCCTAACAACCAGCGGCACAGTTGAAAAATCTCTAGTTAGCGGCGATCGTTTAATTAGTTCTGACAATTCAGAATACATCATTGATACAATTGACTCAAATGCAAAAACTGTTATTTTAAAACTTGTATTTGGTGAAAATGGCCTAGCGGTTGGATCTGCTCAACTTAGAATTAAACCAGCATTAGAAAGATCTACGTTAGTACAACTTAACTTGGGATACAATGAAAGAAATATCATTTTCTTAAGACCAATTAGCGATAGACTAGCAATTACTACCGATCAATTCTCTCAAGGATTTGCAATTCAAACCAATGAATTAACAATCACAATGAATAACGGTAAGCAAATGACTCTTACTGATTTCTATCAAGAATTTGTTTCAGATTTTGGTTTACTTTTCTTAAGTTATGCAAAAGAAAAGAAGCTACCATCTTCATTAGGTTCTACCCCAAATACTGTAGCTTTATCTGCTGATAACTTCAAGGTTATTCAAATTGACCAACATATCACAGATGAGGATAATACTCTTGCTATCAAGCAAAAAATTTCTGCTAAAGAACAAGCAGTTTCTCAAATTAGAGAAATTGACAAGCAAATTACAGAGACTCGTGCAAACTTAAATACAAATGCTTCGCTAAACGAATCTCAAAAATTAAAATTACAAAAGGATCTTGCAACCTTTGCTGATAATAGATTAACTTTAACTAAATCTCAACAAAGTCTAGTTTCAGATATTACTACATCAATTAAGTCAACTCCAAGTTTCATAACTAATCCAACATATAGAGTTAGAGGATTTTGGTCAATTCCTGAATCTAAGACTACTCTACATGGAACTCAACAAGTAGTTCAATTTAAGATAGCTTATCGTACGTTAAGTAAAACTGGTACTGCTAAAACTGCCGACCAAATTGAATTCATAGATGCTAATGGAAATAAAGTAAGTGGAGCATTCTCTCCATGGACTGAATTTAAAACAAAGTCTAGATCAAAGATTATCAACACCGCTACTGGATTCTATGAATGGGCAAACGAAAGCATTGCTGACCCTAATGAAGTTAACTCAAACCAATTAGACGTTCCAATTAAAAGAGGAGAAGTTGTTGAAATCAGAATCAAGAGCTTATCTGAAGCAGGTTGGCCAGATTCACCAGTTGAATCGGCATGGTCTGACAGTATTCTAGTTGAATTCCCAGCAAATATTGAAACTGCTGAGGATGCCACAATCGTTTCACAACAAGCCTTTGCTGAAGAGACCAGAATCAACTTCCAGGACGAATTAAATTCAAAAGGATTAGACATTCACTTAGGAACTTCGTTCACTACTCGTGATAAGTATTTCGCCCATAAAGCTGAAGATATTGCTAGTGGGTTCTTTGCAACTGACGGAAACGTTGTTGATCTTTATACTAAATTAAAGAGCATTGCAGATACCTTAACCTCAGTGCAAACTTCCCTATCTACTGGAAAGGGTCAATTAAATGTAACTATCATTGACCAAGCTGGTAATACTAAAACTGTAACTAATGGTCAAACTGTTGAATTGTTTGCTGGATACTACAAGGATCTTATTAAAGATACTAGTGTAACGCCAATCGCATACAACCACGGTAAAATCATATCAACTCAGTATCTAGTACAGATTCAAAATACTTCACAAACTGCTCTACAATTAATTTCAACCCTAAATGGAGGAGTTGGTCAAACCGCTCCAACCTCAGATGCAATTGCTAATCCAACTGTAATTTATCATACTGGTTTACGATACGATAAAACGCCAATTGTTATTAATAATCAAATTGATTCAACCATTTCAGATTGGAAGCAAAAGGACAGTTATCAATCTTCTCAAGTTAGAAGTCAATTTATTAATTCTAGATATTACAGTGTAAATTTAGCAGACCGTTTATATTTTGGAGATAGTACAGACAATGTACCATATACAAATGCAACTTCTGGAAATTACCAATATAATGGTAGAACAGTTGGAGCAACCACTGTACCATACGTATATGGTCACTATCTACCATTTAACCCACTATTAACCACAATCCCAGGCTATTCAAGCCCATCAAATACCTCAGTTTGGAATGGTACGCTTGACGCAAACCTTGCGCCAGTAGGTGGAGGTAAATTAAGTGAATTCTGTATTGATAAAAACCATCCATTCATTAAAGTAGGTGGAGCATTTAATCAAGCTTGGGATAATACAACTTACACCACAGCTAGGCCAGCATATTCATTATCTGATACTAAACAAAAATATTTACCATTTAGTCATGGTATTAATTTTGAAATTGCTGAATCCGAAGTAACAAATGCGTTTGGTAATAAGTACTATCAACAAGCACCATTTAACCAAGCAACTGCTGTAACTGTAGGTACTGCATCATCAGCAATGAGAGAAAATCAATACCCAGTAAAATTAGGATTTATTCCTGAAGATCAGTATTTAATTGGTAAATACACGTGTGGTGCATACTTATATATGGCGCCATCTGCGTATGAAAATATCTCAGTTGAAGGAATTAGCCCAGCTGGGTCAACTCGTTCTCTTGAATATGGTGTGGAGACAGCAATCAAAATACCTCTAATTTTCCAATTCAGAGCATCTGATTATATTGGATACGTTGGAGGTTGGAGATCAGCTACTCCTGCTGGTTTAAAAAATATTAAATATGCTAAGAAAATAGGTCTTGACTTATATACTAGCGATTCAGTATTCTCATTTGACGTATTAGTTAAAACTCAATACGAAAAAGAAACTGCCGTTGTAACACCAGTTAGTCAATTAGAGATTAACCTTGCTGGTATTAGCGCGTCGGCTTAAAATATAAATTAACCAGTGGCAAATACTAATTTAGCATATACTCGTCTTGCAGAGAGAAATGTTAGTTTCCAGTTATTAAGAACTAACCCGAAATTAACAACTAACTTAAAACTAACAATAGATTCAGAAGGATCATTGTGGTTTAATTCAATTGATGCAAATGAGTTATTGGCAAATCAAAAATACAAAAGATTTGCAATCAATGAAAGGTCAAGTCATGAAGTTAATATTTATCGATTCTATGATAATGGCAAGACTCCTTCAACTACTGCCTATCAAATAGGTTCAACTATTAATAAGTCAGCAGTAGCTAAGGATCTAAAGGACCAATATGATTTTGATCTTTACACAAGTGGTGCAAAGTACTTAACTAGTAGACAATACTCTGAAAAATTCTCGTATTTTGCTCCAATTTACCTAGACGACGCTACTCCAAATAAATTTGTAATATTTAAAGTTCCAGGTTCATCTAATTACACAGCCGGCGAAGGAAAATCTAAATCAGCAACTATTACAATTGATGAATTTGCAACTGATTTATTTAAGAATGCAACGATTGTTAAAGTATTTGATATGAGTCCAGAGTCTAAAATTGGAACATACTTATCAAATATTAAGAAGAACCCAATGTTCAATAGTAACCCGCTATACGTTAATTATAAAACCGGCGGATACTCATTGTATCGAGGAGCCTCAATAACAACTGGTACCTATGTTGAATTACCTGAACAGCTAAGCACAGTATTTAATAGAGCTTTACCATTAACTAAAGTTGAGCAATTTGTTACTCAAGGATTTGAAAGAAATAATATAGTTCATCCAAAAATACTTAATTTAGAATTTTTATTCAATGACGATACGTCAAATCCATACGAATTCAATAGGTACTTTGGCTTTTATTGTAATGATATTGATTTAGAAACTTTTGAGATCGATATACAGTCAATGTATGATTCTAAATTAAACATAAGTAATTCAATTGACTTAACTACTGGACTCGCTGCTCTTAATTTTAATAATTCACCTAGTGTAATTAAAATTGAAGAATCTACTGGTAATATTTACATTGGCGGTAATTTATCAACCGTTGGCGGTTATGCTGTTGGTAATATTGTTAAGATTAAACCAAATGGAAAAGTTGACACCAGCTTTGTTCAAGGAACTGGCTTTAATGGAAAGGTTTCTACCATTGAAGTAGATACCGATGGAATAGTTTATGTTGGCGGCCAATTTACAGAATATAATGGCTCTCCAGCCCTAAGATTTATCAAATTAAATAGCGATGGTTCAATTAACTCAACTGACCTATCATTTAACCAGTCAGTAGCATCAATCGTTTTTACCGATGATCAAAAAATGTACGTTGGCGGTAAATTTTCAACATACACATATCAATCAAATCCAGCAGAAACTGCAGTTGGCCTAATTAGACTTTCTATAACTGGCGAATATGATTCAGCCTTTACAATTGGTTCTGGATTTACTGGACTTGCGGATAAGGTTAAAAAGATTTTATTAACTCCGGCTGGAAAGATTATAGCGATCGGTAGCTTTACTGACTACTATGACGTATCTGGTACAGCTAGTGAAATTGTTCAAATTAATGAAGATGGAACAGTTGACACTAGTTTTAATAGTGGAACCGGTTTTCCAAATAACTCAGTTAATGACGCAATAATTGATCCATTAGGTCGAATTTACGTTGCTGGTAATTTTGGAGTATATAATAGCACATCAGTAGCTAAAATTGCTAGATTAAACGTTGACGGTACCTTAGATACTACTTTTATTTCAAAGGCCGCAGGTTCAACTATTAATAAATTAGGACTTGACATAAACGGATTACTGTATGCTCTTGGAGATTTTGATAATTATAACGGAGTTCCAGCAAAAGGCATTGTTAGGTTATTAACTGATGGACAAATTGACTATACATTTAATTCATCTACTGGCTTTAATAGTACTGCTAACTTAAATGCTCTTACTATAAATAATGCAGATGTTTACATAGGTGGAGAATTTTCTTCATTTGAAACTCAATCAGCTGGTGGAATAATTAATTTATCAATTATCCAACTAGATAATGACCAAATACTACCACTAGTATACAGCCAAGCGGATGATATATCGTTTGCATTAACTAACTCAACTGGAGTTAAGTTAAGGGCTATGAATTTAACTCAAGATCTATCAGATCTTGCGCTTAATCGAACTAGTAAAGATACACTATTCTTTCCGTATCTTAAAACAAAAAATGGGTTCTTACATTTAATCAACTCTAATGATTGGAATCAAATTGGAACTTTAGCTGAGTTTAAAATAGACGATACTAGTTTTGATCTAGGCACAGCGTTTGGGCCTAGTGAATTAATTGTGCAAGAAACCGCCGCATTATCAACAACCGACTCTAAATCAACGGTTGCTCTTGAAATAGTTAGTAATCCTAGTCATTTAGATACATTGCGCATATACCATCCAACTGGTTCTAAAATAGATCCACTTGACTCAAATGGAAAATTTGATGAACTGGTCTTTACCTCAGGATATTTAGCATCAACTGTTGCATATTCGTTATCGTACGTTGGTTCTGAATCAGTTATTTATGTTAACTCAGATAGAGATCTTTCCCAAATTTCTCAAGCAATTTCCGATATAGTCGACTCCATTAGAGACACTTCAATAAGCGGAGTAGTAATGGATTCTCGGGTTTTTCTTCAAACTAATGAATATGGAGATGCTTATGGAGAACTTAAAGTTAAGTATATTCCGATAAGCAGTAAACTCTCAATAAAAATTAACGGAGTATCTACAACCACTGTTGTGTATGCAGATGGAGGATTCTTAAATAAACCGCATGTTGTTATAGCTAGCGGTAATATTTCCAAGCTAACTCCAATGCTTGATGATATTGTAATACGAACAAATAAAGATTGGTCAAAGATTAGCCGTATATGTAAATCGGCTGATTTAATTAAAGACGGCTTATCTAGTGATGATCGCAAATTAGCAATTGCTAATTATTTTAATAATGCAACAATTGAATTATATGATGATGAATCGGTTAATGTTGTATATAATAAAATAGAAGTTCGTAAATTATTTAAACCAAGTGTAGGCGTTCTATCACTATTTGAAATAACTGACTTTAATTTTACCACATACTCTAGTGATTACTCAAGAACCTTAACTCTTGACCTATATAAAGATTTCTATATTCCAGAAAATACTAAAATTATTGACTTTACCAATTACTCATATCAAATAGTCGGAGCGGGTACGGTTGTTGTAAATGAAACTGAATATTCTGGAAACGGTACAATTATTTGGCAAAATGATCAAACTTTAACTAGTTATACAGTACCAATTGGAACTGCTATACTAATAAAGAGTAATCAATTCCCAAATTCATCTACTACTAGGCTAGATGTTCCTTACTATGATGAAACCTCTGATGCACTTGATTTTATCGGCCCATTTTCTATAAAAGCCGACCACACATCTGCTGCTAAAGGAATTGCGACTTATCCATATCGAGAAAAGTTTCTAGCAAATAATTTAACCAGTGAGTATCATGTGTACTTGGAAAATTATATTCCTGATTTCGCAAGTGATGGCCGAGTTATTCCATATATCAATAAATGGGGACTAATTGACTCAACTGACTCTAGGCAAAACCCATATCGTCTAAACTCTGATATCATGTTCGGTAAGGACAACTTCGGGCCAAGTCATAGAGATACTTCACCAACTCCTGAAAAACTGACTCACGAGTGGTTTTATATTGAATCAGACTTTGGCTATTCAAATGATGCAACCTTAGTTAGAAATAACTATTCGTATTTTGATCAAAGTCTTAATATTTCTGAACTAACTACGTCAGCCGACTATTTTGAAACGTATTTCACGTATTTACCAATAGTAGATGGAGTTCAAGTTGGAAGACCTCAATATAGGTACTCTAGCTTAAATAGGAATTCGTTTACTAATCAATATGAAACCTTATTTAAAGGATCAATGTTTAGATTCTATGAATTAAATTCTGATGGATTGACTATTGCAAATACTCAAAGGTTCAATGACTACAAATTCAGTGTCATAATGAAACCGATAAAGGAAGACCCAACTACTATTTCAAAACCAATTAACTATCGAGTAATTGAAAATGTTGACTCTAAATCAATCACCGTTGTAATTGAAGTTTCATTGGGATATAAAGCTCAATTACCTGATTCTATCTTTATTGATGGTTGGTCAACTCAAACGTTTGATATGATTAACCAAACTACCCTATTTGCAGGAGCCTTTACCGCTGAGCCGGTTACTTATCAAATAGATACAACTATTAACTCATTAACTGAGGGCGGTTACTATGGATACATAAATGGAGCCTCTGTAATTAATGCTAACATAGGCGATACTGTTCAAATTACATATAATCCAAGTAATCCAGTTGCGATTGCCTCTACGATTATTGCAACTCAAGGATCCCCATTATACGATGCAGTTATGACAGGCCAAATTTCAAGTGGAGATAAGCTTGGACCTTATATTTATGCTCAAGTAGATGCAGGTATTCCAATTACTTTACCTACTGGTACTTATCAAGCGGTTAGAATCCAAGCAAACTTTGAAGATACTTGGACGCATAATGCGTTAACTGCTGGTACTGGAGAAATCTCATCAGACTCCGGCTATTACAACATGTCAACTAGCTCATTACTACTAAACAAGTATAATTCAGTTGGAGATAATCAATCAACCTTTATTCAAAAGTTTGTAACTGATGAAGATATAATTAGTGTAATTTATGGTATTAATGAAGAGTCTTGTCAATTTGGACCAGACCCAGGAACACTTGGCTTAGTTATCGATACTTACCAATTTGATGTAAGTCCAATATCTGGTGCAATAGTTTCACTCCCATCAGGAGATCCAGTTGTAGTAAAGGCTCGTTGGGTTATACCAAATCCCCTTGATGTGTACATACCGGCAACTACTGAATTTACAGTTTCTCATAATACTGCATATACTGATTCAATGTTTGGAGATTATAGAATTGAATTTAACCACAATGAAGTTTCTAATATAACTCACTCATTCCTATATTTTGCAAAGGACAAGAAGTACAATAATAAACAAGATGCGTATTCTACTATTAAATTATCAAGAGGTGTTGACTTATCTCCTAATGGTATTTACGTAAACCCAAGTACAACACTAACTGAAACTATTCAAACTGAATTATTATATGGTATTGGAAATTCAGACGTATTAGCTGATTCTGAAATTAACCGATACATTAGTAATGACTTTGCTCCAATCTACGTAATTAAGCCTGGAGAAAAGGATATACTTGTTCAACTACAGTCAATTTCATCTACTACTCTTACAAGCGATCTAATTAATCCACTTTTAACATCAGATGGAATAGACGGAGCCATCCAAGATAAGTTAAACGTAACTTCTTCTACAAGTCAATTAGCGGTAGTAACTCCAATCACAATAGGCTTATCTGGATCAATTTCTTACAATTATTTTGCCCAAGCCGTTCCATTTGGAACAACCTCAAATTGGACAGTTAACACTAATCACTTCCAAATATTTGGAGGAAAGAACTATTTTGATAAAGTGTTTGAAAATTTATCATTTGCAAAATTTGTTCAATTGCTTAGAGCTGAAAACCAATTTATAACTTGGGAAACCTATTCTTCAGGTCTTAAGATTCCTTATCAGACTACATCAATTGAAATAATTCAAGCTGATGAGATCACTAAATCTACAATTGTTAGCCTTACACCAGAAACAGTAACCTCTGGTCAAATTAACCAAGTGGCTGGCTTTAATTATTCAGAAGTTCCTTCGCAGGAATATTCAATTAACCGATACTCTGCTGAATACGAGGTTATTACAAATCCAATTGCTGGTTTCAAGTATAATTTTTCAATAAATGGTAACGATCTATCTGGTGCAAATATTTGCCTTAACCCATACATTGATAATTTCTTTGTAATACCGGATTTCGAATACGTTAAGTACTCTAAAACTTCAATATTAGATTTGGAAAATAGTCAAAAATATTCGTCAGTGTATCCGTACATTAATGAAACTCCGATAGATCGAACCAATTTTAATGCTCTATCTTCTAGCTGGGATTACGGCTACCATTTTGAATACTCGAACAAGCAAGAATATACTAAGGTTCCAGGAACACGAAGAGTCCATGAAGATTATTCGTTTGTTTCTAAATTACTAAACGTTCCTATTCAATTCACCGTTGAGGAGTTTACTAGTGTTTTATTAAGTAATGCTGCATTTACTAAGTCACAGGCATCTGAAGCAGATATAGTCTATTCTAGATTTGGAACAGAGATTAGATTCAAGATGAATACCTATAGCTTAATAACCAAGCACCTTTCAAACAATGGATTACGTTCAGAGTTTGAGAAATTCTTTAAATATTCAAACGGGTCAGCAATTATAACTGACCAAGAATTCCTTGGAGACTTAACCCTTACTGAATATCTTACTGCATATAGTGAGACCAATTTGATTAAATTATATCAAGTAGATTCATTTGAATTTTATGAACTTGATGACCGGGAAATACTAGGTAATGAAGTTCTGTTCGAACAAGTAGGTTATGACCTACTTGGAGATTTAGGTTATGACTTAATTCGCTCAGTCCGAATAAATAATACCAAATCTAAAGTAATTGAAGGAACTATTTTGATAAAACCTAACACCGGAGTTAAAATCGTACCAAAAATAAAAATTAAGTTCATTTAATGGCAGTCATTATAAATCTAAAAGAAGTATTTGCAACTGATTCACAAACAATCATTTCAGACAAGTTAAATTTCAATTTTAACCAACTGGTTGCACTTGGTATTGGTCAGCCAGGCCCTATTGGCTCAACTGGATTAGTTGGACCAGACGGTCCACAAGGACCAGACGGCCCAGCCGGACCTACTGGTTCAGTAATATTTGGTTTAAATGCAGTAATTGCGCCAACAGTCCCTCCAACTCCTGGTACTTATCCAAGTTCAATGGTTGCTAACGATATTTTAATAACTGGCGAAAAGATTCTTAAATTTACTGGAACTGGCTGGTTAGAATTAACTGATTTTAATTCACTAGTAACAAATGCGCTAGGTTCAAATATTTCTCCATTTAACCGGTTAACTCCGTCATCGAGATTAGTAAAGGCTAGAATTACATCTGGTATAGACTTAACTAATAGTTCAACCTCGACTGATCCAAGCTATGCAACTCCAGGATTACCGACTAACTATCAGACAGTTCTGTATAACTTTAATGAATTAAACACTCGTTCAGTTGTTTATACTTCGCCTGCTGGAATAGCTACTCCTGCAAATAGTTCAACGCCAGTACCTTTCCCAGCAGCTGCCGGATCTTCTCCTTCTACTGCCGGTGTTGACTTGGCAAATAACTTAATTATATTTACATCAGCTCATGGATTATCAACTGGACAATACGTAACTTATTCAGCTGAGAGCGGCACCGTTATTGGAGGTCTTACTAATTTTACAGGGTACTATGTACTTAGCTCAACGTCAGTAGCAATTCAGTTATGTGAAACTGCAGCAGATGTAATTGCAAATAATCCAATCGTGTTAACTGCGGTTGGCTCCGGTCTTCAAAAGTTAATAACTTACCCGGTAACTCCAGATAATATTTTTCCAGCTACTGCCAACTTATCACTATATTCTTATTTTAATAGTACTGCCTCACCTGCTCAAGAATTTCAAACAAATCCTTTAAGCAAAGGTTACCGTGCTCAAATTGAATTAGGATCAGTTGATCCATTAAATACTTCATATACTGCTGGTGTTACTGGAGCAGCTTACGTAATTAGTCCAAGCTTTGAAAACTTGAGAATGCGTAAGTATAGATTAGCCTTTGCTACTCCATTCGGGGACGAATCTGCTCCAGGCAGATACTTCCTAAGAGCCGAGTACGATCTATCATCTGCTGGAGTTTCTTCAATTACATCTGAATCATTTTCACCAAGAAGAAATAGTGAACATGTTTGGAAGATTAATAAAGCTGAATCTTCTCATGCTGATGGTAGAACTCTTGAAATGAAATTTACTAACTCTAAGATTCTTGCGGATACTGAATCAGGTAGTAGCATTCTTATTGACGGTATTTTCTTAAAGCGCGGAGCAACCACAAACGGTTCACCAGCAAGTTATATTGGATTTGGTTTTGAACCTTCAATTTCAGCAGGTCAAACTAAGGCTAAGATTGTTACAGGCGGCGTTACTATTTTTGAAATTGCAACTACTGATATTAACTTAGCGGCAACTAGAGTAAACGCCTTAGGCACACCACTTGGATCAGTAAGTTCAAATAGATTCTATATTTCTAAGAACCCAAGTGCTGGGACAAATACCGTTGCCGAACAAAGCGGATACCTATTAACTTTCCGAAGTGTTTCAACTTCATCTGATCCATTAGAAGGCACTAGCTTTGGAGGAATCACATCCCAAAAGAACTTTAATGGAACTCCAGCTGGTGCAATTCTAGCTAATACAATTGATCTAGCTGGCGTAGTACTTGAAGTAGATTCAGGATATGTTCAAGGATCAACCGAAGTTACTAGAGTAGCATTCAATGTTAGTCGTGGAATTTTAGGTGCTGAGCGTAGAGCTTACATTAATAGCGTAGGTAGTTTAATATTTGATTGGGATAATGCAAAAACTGGCGGAGCTGATCGTACCGTGTACATTCAGCCTAGACAAGCTACAAATGCTGGAGATGTCAATGGCGTAACCGTTAGAATACAAGGTGGCGCTGGTCGAGCTTATGTATTCGATCAAACCAACGGTGGTCACCTTAGTTTAAATGGAGGAAATGGATATTCAGCATTATTTAACATCGGTAGTAAAGGTAATGTATATTTACAGTCAAGCACGTCTAACCCTGGTTACTACCAACAAGCGTATGGCGTATTTGTTTGCGCGCCAGAAGGAGCTACTTCTCCAGCAACTCTAACCGTTTATCCAAACACATATAGCGGAGAAACTCTCGGTCTAAATACTGAGTCGTTAAGAGTTTTAGATGACACCCTTACGCCAAGATTTGCAATGAATAACAGTGGAGAACTTACAACTGGTTTAAGATTCCCAGCAACAATCGCCGCTTCAGGTAATGCTTATACTCTAGATCGATATGCTGAAGGTACTTGGACCCCAACTGTTACTGGCGATACTTCACATGTAACATTTACAACTGGAGGCCAATGGACCAGAATCGGTAGTATAATTCACCTTACTGGTTGGATTAAGTGGGCCTCTGGGTCTACTTCAAACTCTGCTGCCGAGCTCAACCATATTTTAATAGGAAATTTACCAGATTCAGTTGGCACAAGCTTCCTACTAAATGACGCAAGGGTCGGTGTCTGGACAGAGATTAATCATACAGATTCTCTAACAGAAGCTCAGAGGTTCTTTGGATCTGGCGGAAATCAGATAGAAACTGGGACGATTGCACACAGTTACCACACTAGGGTTTCAGGAAATACTTCATTTAAACTTTTCTTTGTTGGTGCACGCACTGCTGGCTACAATCCGTTAGCTCTAAATACCGCAAATAGGACAATTATGTTTAATATATCATATACTGTATCTAGATCTTAACACTACTTAAAAATACTAAAACCATGAATTTAACAGTAACTGCCAAATTTATAAAGATCCTTAACCGAGAGACACTGCAATTGGACCTTGAAAATCCATTAGTTGATACAACTTTCGACATTACACCATCAGACCCAGATCATATCATTTCGACTGATCTATTTGCTAAAGTTGACCTAGAACTCGATCAGTTGGCTCCAGCTAATTATTCAGTAATTGATCAAAAATTAACAGTAAATGGTGTAGAGGTTTTTCCAGGAAAAAACGATCCATCACTAATCCAGCTAACCAGTAATACCATGATTGAATCAATCACGTTAGTTATGCCCGAAGCTTAAACGGAATGACCTTCTTTTTATCAAGCATTCGATGATAGTCCAATAGGACATTAGCATCAAAACCATGGCTAAGGTTCATTATTTTATTCAATAAGATAATGTCCTTAGTCAGACAAATTCCATCTGACAATACTACATGGTCAGTGCCTGAAACAACCACAACATTTCTGTCTGGATCAAAATCCGTAAGTAAAGGTTTTTCAGCAAGTAGCCTTTCCCTAAATTCATTAGGTTTCAATCCAGGTAGAGTTAATACTGCTTTTTTGGTTATTGAATAGCCTAAGCTACGTGAGCTCTTCATATTTAACTTATAAACGTCATATCTATCAAGCTTGCCAGATTTACAAACAATATAGATTTTTTCTTGTTTATGAACATTTGTGTTATTTAGGTGAAAGTTTAAGTGTTCCAACACAGGTATCTGTTTTACCAAGTAGGTTTGCATTACCTCAGCCAACAAAGTTGATGCCATTCGGATGATCTCCTTCCCATTAGAGTCATTCAGTTGGGCCAATTGAGATACTATATCCATTAAGTTTTGATGTGCCCTAACAACATTCAGATGTGAATCGTAGACCTTCTTGTCTGCAATAATTGTGTTTAAATTTAGATAATGAAATGTTATCTCGTAAAAGTTAGAGAAGTCAGTCTCAAGATTATTGAGATACTTAGCCTTCGCATCCAGGAGTACGTAATTGTAGTACTCTGGATCTACAAAATTGGCTTGGCAAAGCCACATTGGGTCTAACACCAGCCTAGGGTTTAAAGTTTTCATAAGTACCCCTAGTTTTCTTGTTATTTATTTTAGGCTAAAACCGCAATACTCTGCGATAAATAACAAAAAGAACAAATTAATGCAAGTAGTCACCTACAAGATAATTCCAGACCTAGATAAGAACTCGATTGCATACAGCAAAAATTATAGAATTTTTTCAGCTGGTGATCCTGTCCCTGGGGCTGTGAAAATTGTTGGATTTACTGAAGATTTGACACTAAATGGAGCTAATGCTACTTACATAAACCGTAAGTTCAGATACTCTACTGACCGTGGAAACTGGTCACTATGGTACTCATTTAGCCCAAGTGATATTTCGGAAATTGATGTGTTGGAATTTAATGAGTCTCAGTTATTCATAGAAGTTAAGTATGAGTATGATGATACAACTTACGATGCAATCGTAGATTCATTAGTTATTAACTCTGCTAAATTTAAAATTCAAAGCACAAAAGCTGACGAGACTCTTTATACACCATCAGTTAGCTGTTCTCCTGAACGTTGCCCAGCGCTGGTTGCTGAAAGAGAAGCTTCTTTTAAACCTTATGAAGTCGGCAGTGCTATCGGTATTTCAAAAGAATTAAGTCTACAAACAAATAAATTATTCGGCCATGAGGTTGTTTATTTTAAGACTGAACCTGATAGAGATGGTGGAGACTTTATTTTTAAGGAATGGACTCTCTTTAAAACAACTGACCGCAAGTGTGTTAAGGTTGTTGTACCTAATAATATTTTCCCAGATAACAAGCCTAATTTCACCGAATTTGGAGTAGATTTTGAAATTCCATTTGAGATTCACGTTGATCACATTTATTTTCAATCAATATTTGGACCAAACTCTCAACCTCGAAAGAGAGATTACTTATACATGCCGCTAACTAATCGAATGTATGAAATTCAAGGTAGCTATCTGTTTAGAGGATTTATGATGGAACCGCTTTATTGGAAAATTCAGTTAACTAAGTTTCATCCGAATATCGATATGTTAATGAAAGCTGATGATCGTAGGTTCCTAGACAATATTATTATGACTAGCGATGAGTTATTTGGTGCACCGGCTGAGGTTCAAAAGAAAGATGCTCTTAACAAGCAGCAATTAAAAACCATTTCCAATAAATTTGATGAGACGCGTAGATCACTTCACCCTGACCTAAATAATAAAATCTTAGATTATACGTTTAATTACTCTCCATTAATTGAATATTATTATGATATGAGTGCAGTAAAACCGATTGTTGCAAGCTATCAAATTGTGTCAAACGGCACAACTCAAGATCAAGACCTTTCACCTAATTCTCCATACACAGTTTTCGCGTATGAGAATAGTGAAATTTATAAAAATTGGATTGCTCGACAGCTAAATACTGGAGACTCTAACATAAATAGTGCAGGTAAACTTTTACCAGTTAAAATGAACGGTCCAAAGGACTCATATAATCCAGCAACTGGAAAATACGTTACGGTTGAAGGTTATAAGAACTTATCATTTAACTCAAATGAGCGTAGAGATATTACTGCATACTCAAGTGGAGTTCTTCAATTTAAACAATCTGAAAATGCAGTTGTTTATAAAGCAGTTGCATCCACTGTAAATAC